TATACCAGAACTACCTGCACTACCGCTAGTTCCTGAACTACCCGAACTACCACTTGTTCCTGCACTACCCGAACTACCGCTTGTGCCCGAACTTCCAGATGAACCGGAACTTCCGTCTATACCAGAACTACCTGCACTACCGCTTGTACCAGATGATCCTGAACTACCTGATGTACCAGATGAACCTGCACTGCCACTTGTTCCTGCACTACCAGATGAACCAGAAGTACCAGATGAACCTGCACTGCCTGATGTTCCAGATGGCGTGGATAAAGTTGTGACCACATAAGAATATGTAGCATCTTCAGTATAAAAAGTTACAAGCCTATTGAGAGGATCATTGTTATTTACATAAACCCTAATTATTAATCTGTCCGTTAAGTCCAAAATATTGGTAGGAACAACACCATTTGCTTTTGTTTCAACAGGTGTTGTGTTATTTCCATTCCAACCTATTTTAACACTATCTGATGTGAATAACAAAGTTTCTGTACCACCAGATTCTCTTTTTGTTATTGTGAAATAATATTCACAATCAGAAAGGTCTGTAGGTTTAGTCCAATAAACATAACTGTGCCAAATACCATTTGGTATAATCAAAACATTTGGATCTCCAACATCAGTAATGAACTCACCAAACAATACATCTTGTTGATTTGATGTCAAAGTAATTGCGACCGTTTGCTGACCAGCACCTGTCGTAAAACGACCTAATTCTTTATATGTTAAAGGACTTTGAGTTACCGAATAATTCAAAAAGTAATTTTGTCCGCCTGACACACCATCAATGCCGGATGAACCTGCACTACCTGATGAACCGGATGTACCAGCAGAACCAGATGTTCCTGCACTACCAGATGATCCTGATGTACCAGAACTTCCAGATGAACCGGAACTTCCATCTATACCTGAACTACCTCCACTACCACTTGTGCCAGATGAACCTGCACTACCGCTAGTTCCTGAACTACCTGCACTACCACTTGTGCCTGATGAACCTGCACTACCGCTAGTTCCTGCACTACCAGATGATCCTGATGTACCAGAACTACCAGATGAACCAGATGTTCCTGCACTACCCGAACTACCACTTGTACCAGAACTTCCAGATGAACCGGAACTTCCATTTATACCAGAACTACCAGAAGATCCTGATGTACCTGCACTGCCAGAACTACCACTAGTTCCTGCACTACCAGATGAACCCGATGTACCTGCACTACCAGATGAACCTGAGCTACCATTTATACCAGAACTACCAGATGAACCAGATGTACCCGCACTGCCAGAACTACCACTAGTTCCTGCACTACCAGATGAACCCGATGTACCTGCACTACCAGATGAACCAGAACTTCCCGATGTACCTGCACTACCAGAAGAACCAGAACTTCCATTTATTCCAGATGAACCAGAACTTCCTGATGTACCTGCACTACCAGAAGAGCCTGAACTTCCATTTTCACCAGAAGAACCAGAACTTCCATTAATCCCAGATGAACCAGAACTTCCCGATATACCTGCACTACCAGAAGAACCTGAACTTCCATTTATCCCAGATGAACCTGAACTTCCATTTATTCCTGATGAGCCTGAGCTTCCATTTGCACCAGAACTTCCTGATGAACCTGATGTACCTGCACTACCAGATGATCCTGAAGTTCCACTTGTTCCAGAAGTTCCACTAGCACCATCTACCCCAGATGTACCTGCTGAACCAGAGCTTCCGTTAACTCCAGAACTACCAGAAGATCCCGATGTACCTGCACTACCAGATGAACCCGATGTGCCTGCACTTCCTGCACTACCCGATGAACCAGAACTGCCGTTTGCACCAGAACTTCCTGAACTACCCGATGTGCCTGCACTTCCTGCACTACCAGATGAACCAGAACTTCCGTTTATACCAGAACTTCCTGAACTACCCGATGTGCCTGCACTTCCTGCACTACCCGATGAACCAGAGCTTCCGTTTACACCAGAACTTCCTGAACTACCCGATGTACCTGCACTACCAGATGAACCAGAACTTCCTGAACTACCCGATGTACCTGCACTACCAGATGAGCCAGAACTGCCGTTTGCACCAGAACTTCCTGAACTGCCCGATGTACCTGCACTACCAGATGAACCAGAACTTCCGTTTTCACCAGAACTTCCTGAACTACCCGATGTACCTGCACTACCAGAACTTCCTGATGTACCTGCACTACCCGAACTACCGCTAGTTCCTGAACTACCCGAACTACCACTTGTACCAGAACTACCTGCACTACCACTTGTTCCAGAAGAACCATTTGCGGGAACAATCCCCAATGCTTTCCAATAACTACCTTCCCATTCCCATGTTTTCGAATCATAGGTATAGGTTTGACCTATAGTTGGATTTATTGGAAAATTTATTGGCATTTTTTAATCAAAGTAATTTATGTTTATTGAAGTTCTGAATTTGCTATTATTTGAAAGTGGAGTAACACAAAACCAAACAGTATCTTGGTTTCCACTTATTCCAACTCCGGGTTTTATTGAATTATCTTTATAATCAAATTTATCTGTTCCTAAACTTCCTGCTTTACCTATATAGTTAGAAATAATATGACCAGCTGAAGTAACCGTAATAGTTCCATTACCAACAGCATATTGTATTGATGAATTATTTACATCAGTATATGAAGGTTGAGAACTTAAAGTTGGATTAAACTGTATACTTGCCAAATAATTATCGTTTGTTGTTTGTAAAACAGCCACATAATCAATTATAGCGTTTGAAAATGTAGAACCAGTTTTTAATCTATATCCTATTATAGGATATGTAACTCCTGAAGTAGAACATGTTATCTCAGTAGCATTACTTAATCCAACTGTTTTATTTAGTGAGTTTAATGATCCTTCGATACTTACTTGAGAACATATCTGATTGAATTGTCCAGCACCACCAGAAGATCTTATTTCATATCTTATAGGCTGATTTGGAGAAACCATATATACATTATCCAAATGACCAGTACCAGAATGCTCAGCAAAGAAATAAGTTATACCACTTAAATTTAATCCGAATCTAACTCGTCCTACTCCAAGCCATTGAAAATCCACTAAACAAAGATTTGTTTTACTCCAATCTAATGCTGTAATGTCAAATTCATTATTATTCCAAGAATCAGTTCCACCACTAAAAATTTGAGTACCTTTCTTCCATATTTGAAATGATATTGAATTATCAACTCCATTTGATTCTAAAAAGAATCCATCTAGAGTTGATGAATATGGTATATCAAAAGAAGATGAAAAATATCCGACCCTTTTTATAACGTCAGATTCAATATTAAAATCAGAAAAACTAGCTTCAAACAATTGACCCTTTCCGGGTTGATATATTCCTCTATATTTCGATTGTCTAATTACAAGATCTCCAGAACCAAAAACATTCATATTAATTTCTGAGTTATTGGAATTAAAAGCAGAGGTAGAAGAACCACTAATAATTTCATCTACCAATAGTGGTTGTTTATCAGATAAATATTTTAATTCTAAATAACTAGTAATTTCAGAAACTCGAAGTCTACCGAATGCATCTATTGTTGCATTATCTGCGAATGAAACTGTTGAATTGCTATTGAATATGTAACTCATTTATTTTTTATATTATATACCAGTTATTTGATCTTGATATTACTTGTAAAGCCATTTTTGATATTGCCATATCCACATAATTATTTCCATCTATATTTTCTCCTGTTGCTCCAGATATTCTTATTCTTTTTCCTAATTGATTACAATTTCCTAATTCATCTTTTATAGTTAATTTTTTACCATCTAAACCAGTGCAAGACGGTAAGTATAAATTTACTGCCCCATCATAAATAATTCCATAATAAAAATAATCGAATGATAAATTAAAAGAGTTTACATTTATTTCATAAGTTCCGTAATTTTCATACTGTGGTGTCGCAGCAAAAATCTCAACCCATTGGGAAGAATTACCATCATCTATGTAAACAAACTCTAAACCGTTAACTGTATTGAACCATCTATCTCCATCGTATAGTGGAGAATTTGTAGTTCCAGATGGTGCAATGGTTTGGATATAATAGTTATTTATTCCGGATGTTGAAATAATTACAGTATCAGAGGTTCCTGTTATTGAAACTTTTGTTCCAGCAGATAAGGTTTTAAATTCTAATAAATCATTATTTTTCTGAGCAAAAATTCCAGTTGATCCTGATCCTATATTTGTTCCACTGTAAGGGAATATATTTTGTAAAGGAGTTGATCCTGAATAAAAAGTAAATCCAGTTATTGAACTTCCAGAAATTGAAGGTACGTTTAATTGACCTGTCAAAGTCCCACCACTTATTGGTAAGAAATTACCCAACACTCCAATCGAGGATGCGTCTCGGTATTCAATTACATTTGTTGTGTTATTATAAACAAGTACATAATTAGATGAATTATTGTTATTGGGTGTATTGGTTAAATAAAAAGTATTAGCTGATAAATTAGACAAAAAGTTAGTATCTCCAGATACTGTACCTCCGCTAAATTGTGAACCACCAACAACAGGTATTATGTAATAACCGGACATCTATTCTATTTATAAATTATTAATATCTTGATCTATGAATATTTCAATTCCCCCTAAGCTAGGTATGGATATTTTTTTTCCATCGTCAAAAAACAATTCAAATTCTCCTTGAAATTTACCACTCATACTTGTATCCCCTTCCAACCAAGTATATTGAACTGTTCCAGCTGATGCATTAATTACTTGAGCCGTATTAGAAGCTATTACAACAGAACCACACTCATCTATCATTGAAAATGTGCAACCTGTTACATTAGACAAATCAAAAGGTATAATGGCATTTATACAACTTCTTGTTTTAATGTTTATTTGCAAATCTGGCAATGTATCATTTCTTTTTATTATAAATGGTTTTTGGTTCATCTTAATTTATTTTAATTTCATAATCTAAAGGAACAGAATTGCTTATTTCATAATTTATATTTACATATTTAGAAAATTCTATATCCAATTCAGAAATTATATAATTTTTAACAGGATCAAATAAGAATTTAGTTCTCAATTGTTTTACAATTCCATTATTCAAATATTCTACATACCAAATTATTTGATAAACTGTAGGAAACGTGTAAAGAGAACCGTTTAATTCAATATAATAATTACCCAAACTTTCTTGAGTAGTTGTTAAACTTTCAACTACTTGACTTGTACTAAAATTATACGTTGCTGCGGTTAATGAAAATGGGTCAATTAATGTATAATTATCATTTACTCCGTCTATATAATCTATTCTGTAAAATTCCTTATAAATTCTTAATTTTGACATTAATATCTCATTTCAAATAAATAGAATAAAAAAAGGTTTGATGACTATGAGTTATAAAAAAAGCGACACTTTTTCAGTGTCGCTCACAATAAAAAACCGAAAATATTTTATTTTGTTATTATGCTGATAATAAACATCTATCTGGTTGGATTGTGATGCTCACTTTTGCAAGTTCTGCTGCACCATAATCGTAATCATCAAAAGATGCTTTAACTATTTGACATCCAACAAGAGTCCATTTTTCGACTTCTACACCTACTGGATCAAGAGCTTTCAATACAAGGTTTTTCTTGTAACCTACTGCGTAACCCATTTTACCAGTTGTAGATTCAGCATGTAAACGAACCCACTCCATTACTTTCTGAGTCGTAGAAGGTCCGATAACATCGATAAACGTAACATCCATTTCATCCCAAGCGTATTTCGCAGCAATGTATGTTTTAGTATTCATGTAAGGAATATCTACTTTATCTATTGATATCGAAGGCTTCTTGGAAGTCTGTACTAGATAAGATTCAATACCTAATTCCGTAGGAAATTCAAGAACGAATCTGTTTTTCATTTTAGGTTCCTGATCAATTGGAACCGGTCTAAACATTAGTGTTGGCATGATATTTAAGTTTTTATTTATTAATAAATAAAGTAAAAAAAAAAAATTTGAGTTTTTTTTATTTTTTTATGTATATTTACATTAACACAATATTATATATCATATATAAAAACAATGGGAAGACCTAAAATTCAACGAGTTAAAGTTTGTGAAACATGCAAAAAGGAATTCGATGCTGGTAACAAGAAAAACAAAAAAAATTGCAGTGAAAAATGCACTGAATTATATAGAAAAAACCATAAAGACGAAAGGATGAAAAAAATTTTTGATACCATAGAAAAAAAATATGGTAAAAAAAGTTTTTTTGAAACTGATAATTATTATGATAATTTAAAACAAATCAAGAAGGAAAAATACGGAGATGAGAAATATAATAATTATGAAAAAATAAAGAGCTCTTTGAAAGAGAAGTATGATGTAGAACACCCATCTAAAATAAAGGATTATAAAGAAAAATCTGATCAAACAAAATTATTAAAATATAATGATCCAAATTTTAATAATAGAGAGAAAGCAAAAAAAACAACTTTAGATAAATATAAAGTTGATCATCACCTCAAAACTAAAGAGTCCTTAGACAAACTCAAACAAACAAATAGAGATAAATACGGAGTTGATTATACTTTACAAACTGATAAATGCAAAGATAATTTAAAAAAAACAAACCAAAATAAATTTAATTCAGATTATTATTTTAGCTCTGATCTTTATTTGGGCATCCAAAAGCTAAACAAAACAAATAAAATAAAGGAAATTTTAGCTAAAAATGATTTGAAGTTCGATATTAATCAATACAATAAATTAAGAATAAAGACAGATGAAGGCAAATTACACTATTTGAAATATCAACTTACTTGTAAATTATGTGACAATATATTCGAATGGTCTTTTGATTCTATACCAATTTGTAGAAGATGTTATCCATTAACTAGCATTTCAAAACAACAAGGTGAATTCAAAGATTTTTTAGATTCACTAAATCTAGAATATGTTGAGAATACAAAAAAAATTATTGCTCCTCTGGAGTTAGATTTCTACTTACAAGATCACAAAATAGCATTTGAATTGAATGGGAATTATTTTCACTCTGAAATGGGTGGAAACAAACTTCCCAATTATCATTTAAAAAAATCTCAATTATGTAATAATGAAAATATTAAATTGATACATATTTTTGAAGATGAATGGATGTTTAAAAAGGATATAGTGAAAAGTAGAATTAAGAATTATTTGAATTTAACGCCTAATAAAATTTATGCAAGAAATTGTGAAATAAAAGAAATCACATTTATGGAAAAGAAATTATTTTTAGAAGAAAATCATATACAGGGAAATGATGTGAACTTCAAAAGTTATGGTTTATTTTTAAAAAATGAAATTGTTTCAGTAATGACTTTTTGTAAACCTAGACTAGCCCTTGGAAACAAATTAAAAAATAATCAGGACAAAGAAAATTCAGTAGAATTATCTCGTTTTTGCTCTAAAATTGACTATAATATTATTGGGGGTTTTGAAAAACTTTTAAATCATTTTTTAAAAAACAATCCTGAAACTAAAGAGATTTTCACTTATGCAGATTGTCGTTGGAGTGGTTTAAATCCGGAAAATACTGTTTACCATAAATGCAATTTCGAATATATCAATACAACTAAACCTAATTATTTTTACTTCGAAAAAAGTAACTATTTTATAAGATATCACCGTTTCAAATATAATAAACAAAAATTAATAAAATTATTCAATGAAAATTCTGAATTGACTGAATGGCAAATAGCAAAAAAAAATAGAATGGATAGAATTTGGGATTGCGGAAGTATGAAATTTGTACTTCACATATCATAGAAAAGGATTGTTTTCTTTCTTTAAATAGATAATATTTTTCTCTATTTCAGAGCAAATTTCCTCGAATTTTAATATTGAATCTATTTCTAAATTAAACCATTCTCCTAACAAGGCATATTCAAACGAATCAACTTTTTTTGTTCTGAATGACCTATGTAATACTCTTTCAATTTTAGTAGAAAATTCTGAACTATATGTTTTAATTAATTGTATTTGATAAGGACAACCAGTTTGTAATTGACTTAATCTTTTAGTAGCATTTCTGCTTATTCCAATCTTACTTATATTCAATTCAGGAATGAAAAATAAATAAATAATTTTATTTTTATTTGACACATAATAAAAATAATTTATATAAAAAAATAGTGAATACTTTCATACATAAAATAAAAAAAGGGACCTTTTCAGATCCCTTTTCTTTATAAAACTTTTATTTATTAAAAGTCTTCAAAATTAGCACCAGTAGGAAGAACTTGGAAAGTTAAGTCAATGAATTCGAGAGCTGGAGTAGGCTTGATTTGAATCTTACCAGTTAAGGTATTTCTATCACTATCTACAGAAGCATTATTAAAATCGTCAACTACTACTCTGAATCCTGCAAGACCTCTTTGGTTTTGAATTTGTAATAACAAAGGTTCAACTTTAGCTAAGAACTGGTCACGTACAGTCTGATCGTTAGGTTCGAATAACAAGGTCTGAGAAGCTGCAGCAATCAATCTGCGAACTTGCAACAAGAGTCTTCTTACGTTAATTCTATCAAGAGCAGATTGCTTAACCTGAAGAGTTTTTTGACCTTGAATTGTAACACCTTCTTGAATTGTTGTGTTTATAGGGTTGATATTTACATCATAAAGATTATCTCTATCATCTCTAGTTAATTTAACATCAGCTTTCACACAATCAACTTTACCTCTTGTTAAACCAGCAGGTGCAAACCATGGATAAGCAATGTTATCAGTTAATGCTATGCTTTTAACAACTTGAGATGTTGGAGAAGTAAATACAAATTGTTGATATGTAGCGTCGAAAATTTGAATCCAAGGCCAGTATGTTGCTGCATAATTTGAATCTAATCCTACTCCTTGTAAATCGGTTGCTATTGCAGCACTATCTTGAGAACCATCAGATGCATAACGAGGAGCATCTATAATATAAACTGCATCAGCTCTATTTTCAACCATTGTCAATGAATGTTCTACTGATTTATAATGATCAAACCAATTTAAATCAGGAGTGGCAAATAAATTAACATCTACTGTTTCAGGGATTGCCATTAAATCTACAGCATCTTTGAATGCTTGAACGTTGTCTAAATCATTAGCGTCATCAGTAAATGTAACTGTTCTAAATTGATTCCATCCGTCGAAACCACCAGCCGGAGCTACAGTGAATTTAGCCTGAGATTTTGTATAATCTGAAATAGAGCCTTTTGTACCAGTTACAAACAAATCTGTTGTTGCACCACTTTCCATGTGGAAGCCTTTTATTGTTGTAACACCAGTTGTGATAGCACCTTGATACTTAAATAAATCTGCTTCTATTGATTTTATTGAAGCCTTTTGACCTACTAAATTAGCAGTAAACAAAGTATAAGCTAATTCAGAAATTCCTAAATATGTTTTAGAAACAGTATCAGTAGCAGCATATGATGTTTTGTATAATAATTGAGTAGAAGTTAAACCTGAATCTGCGAATGTTCTCAAATTGTAACCTTTAAAACCTGCCGGAACTGTGTTTCTTGGGAAATTATCAGCCAAAGTCACAGTTACGAATTGGGAAACTCTTGGATATGTTTCATCTGTTGTACCTATTGCTTTACCTATGAAATTCGGCTGAGTGTCATCCATTGTAAGACCCCTATATAATTCCAATCTTCCATTAGTTAAAGTATTAGCATCTGTATCCTCGAATTTACGAATAACAACATCAAATACTTTATTTGTGTTGTCTATATTAGCTATAGAAATTTTTATTTCTCTAGATGAGGCATCTCCATCAGAAACTGTTTCAAAATAAAACATATCTCTTACTGATGAACCTATAACTTTTGAAACAATCATCGGTGTTGTAGAATTCTTATATGAATCTGCAAAATTTGTAAAATTAACCGTATTGGAATACGATAAACCTTCAAGTAGATTTAAAGTTCCTGCCGAAAATGCTTGTCTTATAAAATGAGGTGTCACAACATCAACAAATAAACCATAATCGCCTGCTACATTTTTTGGATTAGTACCTAAAGAATTTACTATATAACTTTTTTGTGTTTCATCTAAAGAAACATTAAGAGTTGAATTAGTTAAAGCAGTCAATGGTGTATTAGATCCACCGGATAAACTAAATACACCTAGAGGAGATCCTAAACCAGACACAGTCAAATCTGTTTCTGCCGAATAATATGGAGTACCATTTCCATCTTTTTTACTTCTAATAACACATAAAGTTGCTCCAGAATAGTCATTCGATATACTTACGTTACTGTTCAATGAGAAAGTATCTGGAATTATCAAATCAGTCCCATTACCACCAGTAGATATAATACCAAGCGAAGATGCTACAACATTGAATGCTGCAGAATAAACAGCTGTTGTTACAGAACCACTGAAGTGAATATTTACAGTGTTACCACCAGCGGTATTACCAGAAATATCACCACTAACACCACCAATATAATCCTCTAATGTATTAATTGTAAAGTTTATAACTGATGTGGTATTTGCATTAAAAGTTATTCCAGATCTAGATGTTGTACCAGAATATAAAGCTCCAGTAGGTGCAGAGATGATCCATGCAGG